AGATCGGTTTGCTTTGGTTGATCTTGTGGTGGCTCAGGTTGCGGCTCTTCTTGCGCGATAGGCGCGGCGATAGGTGCGGCAACCGGAGCGGCGGCTTGAATGGGAATGATAGAATCTGAAATATATTCGGATGGAATATCCATTTCTGTGCCGAGCGCGACGATCATCGCGGCCTCCTTCGCTCTTGCGCGAAGTGCTTCTTCGTAGTCCTCGCCCATGTCTGAGTAAATTTGTCCGGCTGTCTTCAAGCCAGCTTTCCAAAGCTCGATGTCGGCGCGTGCCTCGCGTCCGTAATCAATCGAAACCTTGGCAGGCCAGCACCAACGACCATCAAGCAAGTATTCGGAATCGGGAATGAGTCCGCGCGAAGCGGCGTCAAGAAGGATAACATTCTTGATGCGGTTGAGAAATTGACCTTCCAAGAGTCCACGCCACCGAAGAAATGTTCGCTCGGCCATCGCGGCCTCCATCCTTGCCATTGGCCCCGACTTGTCGGCATCGAATGCGAATCCGTAGGGAAGACCGACGGCCATGCAAATGTGCGCTTGCACTAAGCGGATGAACTCTCCGAATGCTCCTGTCGGTCTGTCGCTCTTAAACATTTCCATCTTCTCGCCTGCGGATAGATAGTTGACCGTGCCCGGATCGAGCGACTGAAGGCGTGCGACTTGGCCTTGATCGTTCGTGTTGCCGCGTGCGAAGTAATCGCCGGCGTCAGCGGCTCCGCTCTCGGTTGTGATAACGCCGCTTTGATACGAAGCGTATTTGATCGCCTGCACCTCGGCCTTGATCGCTTCTTGCAGATCGCGCGTTGCGTTTAACGCAGTAGCGAAAGCAGAGCGCCCGCGATATTCGTCAAGTCTTGCTGCGTCGAATAGGTGGATAAACTCTTTTGCAACAATATCAACAGGAGAAATGTACTGGTTATTGATAGTACGCGTGAAAATAGTGTATGAAACGGGTCTTCCATAGTCGTCTACGTTGATACCTCCGATATATTTATCCGTGTCCGTTCGATCGTAAGGCGAGCCGATGCGGTCAGCCTCAACGCTTTGCAATTTCAAATCTTCTTTGTCGCGAACAATAATAAATCCACAATCGCCATCTCGAAGCATTGCCGTTACAGCGAGTTGCAGGAGCGTTGTAAAGTTGTGACGGCCTAGAAAATCGCAGTCGTTGCACCATTTATTCCAGTAGCGTTCGATAGCGGTGTCCGCTTCGCGGTTGCCGGTGCGGGCTTGGTATGCGATGCGACCGGAAACATACGTTGCAAATTTGAGAAGGAGAGAACGAACAGGCGGGAAATTGTCTGCGAGATCGCGAGCGGCGCGGATGAGCGCGAAGCGTTCGCGAGTTCCTGCCGTGTCCTCGCCACCGGATACGCCACGGCTGATCCCGCGCTTCTCGCTCGTCAATGCTGAGTCAAAGCGTCCGAAGTTGCGGAGCTTCGCCTGGTTGACCATGCGATCCAGCGCGGCCTTGGGCGCAACAAGAGAAAGGGCTTTTGTGATGAGGTCTTGCATTAGGGTCGCTGGGTTGGAAACGTCGGCGTGAACCTTCTTACACGAGATCCGCTCGCATTGTCAATAGCGGCCTGTAATTCTTTGATCGTCTGTGCGACCTCGGCAAGATTGGCGCGAGTAAACGAGCGCCCTGCGATGCTATACGACGCGCCTGCAACGGCTATTGCCTTCAAGCAAGCCGTGAAATCGCCCTGCAATTCTTGCAGAGTTGCAAGCGGCAGGCCAAAAAATGATTTGTTCATCGCCATTCATTTGTTGGCGATGTCAAAAGAAGAACCCTACGCCTAGGCGTCCCTAGGCTTCATCTGTCGATTCAGAATGTCTGTTGCGCGTGGCAAGCCAGCCAGATGGCGTGACGGGAAGTGTCTTGGAAGATATGTCAAAAGAAAAGGCGCGGGGTTTGAACCCGCGCCGGTTGGTGTTTTAAATGCTCATGTGAACAAATATTGCTGGATGAGGAAGATCAATCAATGAACGGCTTCGTAAAAAATTTTGCATTAAATTAATATCATCATTTAATGCATGCTGGATCATTCCTTTTGCTACGCTTTTAATTTTATTCAACGTGGCTGTCATATTTAAACGTCGATCATTCATTTCACACATGATGGCATATTTTGAATGATTGATCTGATCATCCAATTTTGCTGGGTTGTTGTTTTCTTTAAGAACCCTGATGTATGCTTGAGCGATCTGAAACGCTTCAGAGTTTATTTTGTCTTGTGTTTTCATTTTGTTTTTTCTTTTTAGGTTTTTCTTCGTTGGGCTTCTTGCCTTTCGATGTTTTGAATATCTTCTCTTTTTTTATTTTTGAAAAGAAAAAAATAAAATTATTTTTGGCCCTCGTTGGAGCCGCTTAAAACCTAGCTCTCCGCGCCTATCGGCAAAACCCCCGCGAGCATCGCGGACGCGAGCGCGATACATTCGCAGTCCCAAAGATGGTTAGGACGTCCGCCGATGCGAACCCATCTCTGTTCAACTTGCTTGGTCTTGGAGTTGGTGACGTCTTTTTTCATCTCCGACAACATCTGCTTGCGGTAGTCATCCGAAACATCCCGCGCAACTTCCCATTTTGGAACGGCGTCAGCCTGGCGAAGTGAAGCGAGTTTGTCCTTGATGCCTTCGTTCGAGAAAAAGAAATACGCGCACTTGAGTCCATCCGATCCGGCTTGCGCTCCTTCGATTTTAGAAACAAAACGCCGAGTGCGCCGTCCGCCGTCGATGTGATAAAAGCCGTCCTGCCCCGAACCGTGCGATGCCGTCCACCCACGCCTAGCACATTGCTCGTAGACCAACGGCGTGTCATAGCCGGCATCAACGACAACGCACCTCGGCACTACGTCGAACTGTTGCTGAATGGCGTCGAGCGTCTCCCAAGTGAGTGGCCTTGATTCGTGCAAGAGCATCGAAGATCCGTCCACGCGGAAGGCGCGGACGACAGCCCAGAAGTGGTCGCGCTGTTTATCGACGCACATAAAGCGTCGGTGCTCGCCGTCGATCTTCTGCCCTTCCAGATACTCGGCCTTGGCGTAGTCGCCGGTCGCGATCTCTGGCAGATCGCTTGTCACCTCGTCTTGCCAAGTCTGCGCCTTGCGCTTCTGAATAAATTGTTTGAGCGGCTCCAGGTTGCCGCTGCTCTTGGCTTCGTTGGCTTCGATCCATTCCTTGACGATGGAAAACCAAGGTATCCACCATACGGCGTATGCCGGATATTCAAAGCTCCTGTGCCCTCGCACCGGATGCGGGTTGAGTGCGCGATAAGTTGCAGTATTTGCAAGGTTGCGTCGAGTGCTGGCGTCGTCTTTGTATCGCGTTTCGCAGTGCTCGCATTTCATTCGCACCGAGTCCTGCACCTTGTCCCAAAGGATGCCGCCCTTGTCGTCGCGCTCGGTCACATATTCGATCTGGTCGAATAGGTATCTCTGCCAGTTCCCGCATTGGGAACAACTCCAGCCCCATACTTCTCGCGTTCCGCTGTCCCATTCGGCGTCTGCCTCATGCCCTGCGTCCCATCCCTGCGACACCAAGAGCGTTTTGCGGTTCCATCTGTCGTGATGTCTCGCCTTCAACTCTTTTATCATCCCGCTTTTCCACCGCCAGACCTCGTCACCGATGCAGTAGCGCATGGATTTTTCTTGCAAGTTGGTCATGTTCGCGCCGCCTGCGAACAATACCATATGTGGGAAAAGTATAGTCGTTTTTCTGAGGGAATGGCGGTCTTCTGGGAATAGGTCTTTGACCGGCTGGCATTCGTTGAAGATCGGCAACAAGCGCGACTCCGTCCAATCTTTGACCATGTCGTCAGTCTGTCCTACGAAAAGAGTAGGCCCAGGCTTCTGTGCAACGATGAAGCAGGCGAGCGTTTCCATCATCGTCGTCTTGCCGCCGCCGGTCGGTGCACGGAGAAAGACCTGCGTCGTTTCGTCGTCGCTTGCGGCCAACAGCGGCGCGTTGAGCCACGGAGCCACCGACGGATCGAAGCGCGAAGCGCGATCCGAGTTTGGAAAGTTAACGTGGTCGCTTGCCCAGTCTAAGATCGTGCCGTCGAACGCGAGTTTGATGCCGTCGCGGATGCCTTGTGCTAGTGCGTTCATTTCATTCCGAAAATATGTTTGAG